CCTCCCCTTTCCCTAATGCAGATTCATTATTAATCTGTGGATAAATACCCTCACAGAGGACTCTTAAATGGCTAATGTCTGCGATAAATTCCGTCATAGTTTCAAGCAAACCTTCATAGATCACTTTTCTATGTTGTTTACTAGTTTATACGAAGACAAGTGGTTCCTCTCTATTGGTAAGCCGCTACCTTGGGTATCTGCCGCAGGAGAAACAGACAATTTGCCACCCGCTGCTGCCGATACAGAGCAGACAGAAATTGAATTTTGGCAGAATGCTATTGCTCATAAGAGAATTACAGGAGATGATGTCTCTATTGTAGTTCCTCGCTACGATTGGACAATTGGAACAGTTTATAGTCCATACCGCACCAATGTTGAAATGTTCAATCCTGCTACTCCGTACATTTTCTACGCCTTAGTAGACGAAGAACGAGTGTACAAGTGCATCGACAACAACTATAACGCACCTTCTACTATTGCTCCTACCCACACAGATACCGATGTCAAGACGCTTTCTGATGGCTATCGTTGGAAGTATATGTACTCCATTCCTGAAAGTCGCCGCAAGTTCCTTCTACAGGGTGGACTGCGAACAAGCGGAACTTTGCGTCCAGGATATATGCCTGTCGAAAACATTGAAGCCTTAGGGATTAACGATGAACGATATCTTCAGTTTGCAGTACAAAATGCAGCCGTAGATGGTGAAATCATCTTCATCTACTTCTTACCTGAATACACAAACTATTTAATATCTGATCGTTGTGTTTTCTCATCAGCATCAAACCTTATAATTGCTAATGTTGCTGCGGGAGGATTGACTGCATCTCTGTACTCATCAACCCTTGCTCCTATCTCTGGGTATTACAACAACATGGTTCTTTCCGTTGATTCGGGTCAAGGACAAGGGCAGCGCAGAATTATTAGTAACTACACTCCACAAGGTGCAAGTGCAAACTATGCAACGGTAGAAGTTACAAATCCATTTACAGTTGGTCTTTTAGGATCAGTATCCACTTTTTCGATTGTACCGAATGTTACTCTTGAGGGTGATGGTACAGCAAAGAACAACTTACTCGATCCTTTACGAACAGTTGCTGATGTTTCGGTTCTCTTTAGTGGATCAACAACAGGAAGTTATCGTTATGTGAATTCATGGGAACTGGTAGATGCAGGACAAGATTACACCTTTGCCAATATTAAGGTAATTGCAGGATTGACTTTTGCACCAAATACTCCTATCACACTCATCACGGATTTTGCAAATGTTGCAACCCCTATTGTCTCTCCACAAGGCGGTCACGGAGCAAATCCTGTAACCGAACTTGGTGGTAATGCCTTGATGATTGTCAAGAAGTATAGTGGTAACGAAAATGGTAAAGTTACTTCACAGAATGAATTTCGTCAGTTTGGAATTATCAAAAATCCTGAACTCTCGCAGCCACAAGTTCGAATATCTACTGTTCAAGCAGGAACCGATTCATCATTTACTGTTGGATCAGTCATCGCTCAATCTCCAACAGGAAGTTTTCTAGGAGCAACAGGTACGGTAGTTTCTTGGAGACCAGGACTAACAGGATATACGGGAACCTCGGAACTTGTTCTTACCAATACAATTGGAACCTTTACTTCTGCGGTACAAGGTGCTGTTATTGGTTCTACTTTGGGAGTATATGACATAGTCACACGCTCACTTGCAGGAACAGAGGGACGCGATCTTATTGCTCTAACGGTTACTCCAACAACTGCAAGTACTTTCTCGGCAGTGAATAATGATTTTCCACGAGGATTGAATGCCGTTAGTCTTGGAAATCCGGCTCAAAATATTGAATTCTCGGGTTCACAGGGCAGAATATATCGTTGGGATGCAGCATCAGGTCTCAACAACCAAGGTAAAATTTATCTAGAAAATGCCAACGGAATGTTTAATATTGGAGAAGTTGTAGGAGTTCGAGACCGCTATCTGTCTTTCTATTCTGGCTTAACCGGTATTGCAAAAATTGTAGAGAAAACAGAAGTAGTTGAGAGTATTCCCGCTGTTTACAGTCAAGTCTATAAATTTGTTCTAAGTCCCGCCGCAGGAGATGCCTTTAAATCTAATTCCTTTACTCTTGATAACAATGTATATGCTTATAACGGCTCTACTCAGGTTGCTGTAGGTAAAGCAATCAATTGGAATACATCAGGAGCAACAGGTGATCTATCGGTCATTATCACCACAGGACAGATCGTAGCAGGAAATACAATCCCATATGATAGTACTACTGTAGGATTTGCTGCAAGTGCTTTAGTTACGGCAATCAGCCAAACTCCTGATCTCAAATATAGATCAGGACAAGTTCAATACATACAGAATATAAGACCAATTGTTCGTTCAGACAGCCAAGAAGAGGAGATCAAACTCGTCCTAGAGATTTGATCGGAGGAATAAATGCCATACGACCCAACGCTATTCAATGTAGACCCCTATTATGATGACTTTAACGAGGACAAGAAGTTCCTTAGAGTCATGTTTAAGCCTGGCTATGCTCTTCAGGCGCGGGAAGTCACACAGATACAGACCATTCTTCAAAATCAGATTGAACGCTTTGGTTCAAATATCTTTGAAAATGGCTCAATAGTTATTGATGGGCAAATCACGGAAAATTACCTCCGTTATGGTCGCATTACGGGCTTGTCTGGTGTATCGAATATCACAAGTCTTGTTGGCGCAGTAGTTGGGGCAGTTGGTTCTGCACAGGCTAGAATTGTTCATACAGAGGCGGGTCTTTCTTCATCCGATAAAGATCAATTTGGTATTGTTTACTTCGACTATATCGGTGGTGGAGCAGGATTTACTCATAACACAACTATTTCTGGAACCGCAGGAACCAACTCAGTTTCGTTCTCGCTTACAGGAAATACCACAGTTTCTGCACTCGGAGATTCATCTGTTGTTGCAGTTAACTCGGGTGTTCGCTTTGTAGATGGTTATTTTGTTATGCATGATGCACAGATGATTGGTGCATATACAGTCACAGGAGCATCAGGTAGTTTATACAGAGTTCACAATAATCCAACTACACGCATTGGATTTGCAACTAATCCATCGTTCGTAACTGCTAGTGATGACGAAACTTTAAATGATCCTGCATTCGGTTATTACAACTATGCAGCACCGGGTGCAGATCGATTTAAACTTGATCTTACTCTGACTCAATATGGGTTTGAACCAACCGCAGTAACAACAACATCTAACTTTGCTCGTAGTGACTTTTTAGAAATTATTCGCATCGTAAATGGTCAAACTGTAAAGAAGGAATTGTATCCACAATATGCAGTAATTGAAGATACCCTTGCTCGGCGTACCTATGACGAAAGCGGTAATTATACCGTTGAGCCATTTGATCTCAACATAACCTATCGTGATATTCTTGGTGGTATCACCGGTGCAACTCTTTCTGCCGAACTTGGTCAAGGCAAGGCATACATCTTTGGATATGAATTTGAGACGCAAGGCACAACAGTACTTACATTACCAAGAGCAAGAACAACAACACCACTCTATACCGACCAAAATGCAATTGGCAGTATTGGCCCATCTTTATTAGTAACTATGGGTGGTTCTGCAAATAGTCTTACTGGATTTGATTTAGCAATTAATCCAACTGTTTTCCTTTCTGATGGTGCAGTTGGTGCCACTTTCAACAACATTGGAACTGCAAAAATTCGTGCATTGATTCCACAAACAGACGGTGGGCCTAACTATAAGGCTTACATCTATGATATTGCATTGACAGGTTCTTATACTTTAGCCTCACCGACAAAAATTTATATGGCAGCAAATGCCATTCAAGGTGGAGCAACTGCACAACAAGCATTCAATATTAATTGGAATGGTGCTACTGGTGTATTGGGAGATGTAAACGACAGCGGATTGCTCTTTAGTCTTCCAAAGGGAGATAGAGTAAGTACTATTAGCGGCGTAAACTATGCAATTTTGAATATTGCAAGAGTTGCAATTGGAGCAAATGGTGCGGGTGGGTCGTTCTTAACTTCAGGTGGTAGTAATCAAACATATTCTGTATCAAATACAACAACACCAATTACTACTCCCAGAATTGATTTCTTTGTATTGTCTACCACCGGTGCGCCTGTAGGATTTACTGCAAGTTTTGCTAGCAATACGCAATTTACCTTAACAGCAAATGCAGCAAATCAGAATGTATATGTGGTATATACAACTGATATTTCAGCGACAGTTACAAGAACAAAAACTCTTCTGACTGAAACTCTTTCAGGTGTTACTGCATCATTCCAAGTTGATTCCTTGGGAAAAAATTTCTTATATGTTGGCAAGGGAGCAACTTCATATGTTGATGTTGTGAGTGTTTCTTCTATCACAGGAAACTTGAACAATACTGCATCTACTCAGTTATTAAATTACTTTACACTCGATAATGGGCAAAGAGACAATTATTATGATTGGTCTCGTTTAATACTATCATCTTCTGCAAGTCCAGGTTCAGGTAGTTCAGCAGTCACCGGCAATTATGATATGACCATCACTCGGTTTGTACACAGTAACTCTTCTTCTACAACAGGCCCATTCACAGTTAATTCATATAGTGCTGTTGATTACAAGAACATTCCTGTCTATACTAGCCCAACAACTGGTCGTTCGTATAGACTATCGGATGTTCTTGATTTTCGTCCAGTAAGACAAAATGATGGAACATTGAGTGGGTATGTACTTCCCTCACAATCTCCATCCGTATCTAATGACAATAAGTTCAATTATCGTACATATTTACCAAGAACTGACAAGATTGTCTTAGGACGAGACCGTAACTTTAAGATTCTATCGGGTATTCCCGCAGTAGATCCACAGCCACCTGCGGACAGTCCTGATGCAATGACATTGTATACGGTCACCTTGAATGGTTTCACCACAACGAAAGATGATATTCAGATCAAGCGTATCGAGAATAAGCGATATACCATGCAGGATATTGCAACTCTTGAAGATCGTATTGATAATGTGGAGTACTATAGTAATCTTAATATCCTTGAACAGCAAGTCAGAAACTCTCCAATCTTGGATAGTGCTGGTCTTGAAATTCCAAAGAAGGGGATTCTTGTTGATGGGTTCCGTGGTCATGCCGTAAGTGATGTGCAGGATCCAATGTATGCTGCATCAATTGATTTTGAAAATGCAGAAATGCGTCCATCATTCAAAGATCGTGTATATCGTTTGAATTCAATTAGTGCTGCATCTTCTGTATCGGGTTCTTCTGATGGAATTTACACACTAGGATATACAACATCTCCACTTATAAATCAGCCTCTTGCTACTTCATCTTTGAATATCAATCCAGCAGGAGTATTCAACTATCTTGGAGTTATGCGTTCAACTCCTGCAAGTGATTTCTGGTATGACGATGCTACAGCACCTGTAGTTCGTGTCAATACTGAAGGCGAAAACGATGCTTGGCTCTTTGGTATTCCCTCAGGAACAGGCGCAGGAGAAGCAAAGGGCTTTGGTAGCCAATGGAATGATTGGGAATCAAATTGGTCGGGAATTGGTAGAAATAATATTTCCACTTCTTCGATCAACTCAGATCCATCTAGAAGTATCTTTGTATCTTCGGCAGGATCAAGATTAACACAACCATCAGCAAGCAGTCAGATTCTTCCTAATTCGTTAGTCAGTAATGTTGGTGATTTGCAAGTGAAGTCAGATATTGTTCCTTATGCCAGAAGCATTGCTGTGGGTCTCTCGGCAGACAATCTTCGCCCAAACACAGGACTCTATCTTTTCGTAGATGGTATTAAAGTAACTCCTGCAAGTGGTGGTGGAGGAATTACCTCCGATGCAGCAGGAAAAGTATCGGTTAATTTTACAGTCCCTGCAACATCGTTTGCTGTAGGAAAGAAGAGTATTCGTCTTACCGATAGTACTTCAAATGATCTTCCTACTACTACTACGGCAGCAGATTACCTATTCCCTGCACAAGGAACATGGGGCAATTTCAAAGACGGAATCATTACTACAAGAACAGCACAAACACGCAGAGAAAGTGTTCGTTCTGAGAAGATAGTAACAAACCTGTTTAGTAAGAATATTCAGCGTTCGGGCTTCACTAAGTTGCTTGGATTTACTGATCCTCTTTCGCAGAGTTTCTTTATTGATCCTGCAATTTATCCATCAGGTGTGTTTACCAAGAAGGTAACTCTATTCTTTAAGAGTAAAGACTCAAATACAAATACGCCAGTCTCCTTGATGCTGCGTCCTGTAGTTAATGATTACCCACATCCTTCCAAGTTTATTCCACTTTCAGATGTAACGGTATTATCATCTGCTATTTCTACTTCAACAACTGCATTATCAGGAACCGATTTTGAGTTTACAAGTCCTGTATATCTTGCTCCTGGTGAGTATGCATTCTCAATTGTAACTCCAAGCAATAACTTTGAATTGTTTACCTCGCAAATAGGGTTGGATATAATCAATCAGACTCCAACTATTCGTGCAACCAAACAACCATATGCAAGAAGCCTGTTTAAGAATCAGACTTCTACAGGAGTACAAAAATCTGATACTGAAGATGTAAAGTTCTTGTTGCATATCTGTAACTTTGTATCGTCAGCAACACCAGCATTTAGTTTGGGGGCAGCGGGTGCAACTTTCTATGGCAGCGGTTCTCTGAATGCCCATGCAGTTCGTTACAATGTTCCCGTTATTACACCAGCAAATACAGTATTAACAACAACAGAATCTGGTAGCCCAACTGGATTGGTTGGTTCTTCTGTAGATCTGAACAAGACTATGACTACTGCAACTAAAACATTTACGGGAACAACCACCGATTTTACTAAATTAACTTTCACTATGTCTACATCTGATCCGTATGTTTCGCCTGTGGTTGATATTGATCGTTCTCATGTTAATATTATTGAAAATAAGATGAGTGTTTCTTCTACTTTTGCAGGAGAAACCGGATCTGCAAATCTTGCATCCCCAAGTAGGGCAACTGCTCGGTATATCACCAAGCGAGTAGTTCTAGAACCAGGCATGGAAGCCACTAATCTAAGAGTGGAAATGCTTGCGTCTTATCCAAGTGAAACTGCTTTCAAGGTATATGCTCGTATGTCTCCTGAGAATGGAACAGGGTTACCGTTTGATCTTCGTGGATATACAGAACTGACTGCTGCTAATACCTATGCCAATACAACGGCTAATGGATATCAGGAAATGGCATTTAAATTAACAGGTCAACCTAAATTTAGAGTATTTGCTATCAAGATTGTAATGGCAGCAGTAGCAGGTGCTGATTCTACAATCGTCCCAAGATTCAAGAATTTGAGAATTACCGCAGCATGAGTTATTACCGAATCACAGGAGAACCCAATATGGTACGAGATTCAAACTCTCGTGCCTTGTTATTCACTAACAGAGAAGACATTCAGGCTTACGAGAAGAGAAAAGCCGAAATAGAGTCTCAAAATTCACAGATAAATACGCTTATGCAAGAAGTCACAGAGTTAAAGAATATTGTTCAACAACTCATTGAACGGCAGGAGAACCGCTAATGCCACTCACCGGTAATGTCATCGATGTCCAAAAGATTCAACTAACAGACACCTTTCAAACTTGGTTCGCCAAGACAAATGAAATAGTAGACGCACTCAATCCCGTCAACATCTATGACATTGATAACGGGGCGGGTACTAATGTCACTTATGGAGTGACCGGAACTGCATACAACGGTGTCAAGTATGTCAATGTAAGCACTGGATATGGTGTTGCTGTTGGTGGTGGATCTGCAAAGCCTTGGACAGGTGTTGTAGGTCTTGATATTTCTAGTATTAGCGGCAATGCGTACACACTTACGGGAAATGAATCCTTAACAGCGGGATCCATTTATGCATCGGAAGTAGGCGATAATGATTTATTGATAGTACTTGACACAAGTGATCTAACTCAAGGATTATCGGGAACTACCAAAGTAGTAAGAGCAAAGCACATGATGCCTCGAACTGTGTTTACGCCACAGACCACTTTCGAAGGAAACATAGTTGTAAAGGGAGACCTCACTGTCCAAGGTGCTGGTTCGAGTATTGCTGCAAATGTTTTATCAGTAACAGATAAGTTCATTTTTCTTGCTACAACGGGAGGTGCTGGTTCAACTGCACCTGCAAGCACAGCACCGATTTTGCTCAATGCCGGAGTTGTAATAGGTATCAGCGGCGGAACAAACAAGGAAATTATTTGGAATTACAACAGCACTAATGACTATATCACATTCAACACAAATTATGGTGCCAAATCTGCATCAAATGCACTTGTAAATTCCAAATTCATAGCCAGAGATTTTGTAACATCGGGAACCACATCAAATACCTTTATCTTTGAAGCAGCGGGTGGAAGCGCAACTCGTATGTGGTTTACTGAAAACGGAGTTAGTCCTTACTTTGGTATTGTTAAAGACACCAATTCGAGCAATGTCAACCTCAATGTCTACAATGGGGCAGGAATCACATCAGTTGCCTTTATCCGCGCAGGAGCAACATCACAATATACAGGCGTAACTGCAAATGCATTCATTCAGTTTGCCAATGTTGACATGGTTGATGGCGCACACGCTGCCACAGGCGCAAGTGCATGGACAATTCCTGTAACTGATCAGTTTGGTGAGATTTTCGCTGAACGCCACAATGCAGGACAGATCAAGCGTAGATTTACACAAGCAAGTCACGGTCTTACTACAGGTCAAGCAGTTGCTATAGTTATTACAGGTGCCGCTGTTGGAGTTCCAGGAACAATTACGGGCGCACAGGCAAATAGTACATCAACCGAAGCATTTGGTATTGTTGATAGAGTTATTAGTACAAGTGAATTTTCTGTAACTATGAAGGGTTACATGGACTTGTCCCCTAATGGTTTGCTTGGTATTGGAAGACCAGTCACAGGTCAAGTCTATTATCTTGATTGGGCAGTAAAAGGTGGTCTCACAACCAATACCAATGTTCCTCAAGGATATCTCTATCAACCATTGTTTATCCCATTGGGTGGTAGTGCAGGTATTGTTTACGGAAACGAAGCCGATGTAATCTTCCCATTTGCACAAGATCAGGTCTATATGCGCGGAATGATTCCAATCGGAGCCATTCAGCCATATGCAGGTGGTCTTGCAGGATTATCATTGGGGCTTTCGGGTGGATCAATTCCTGTCAGCGATGTTCAATATAATGACAATTGGATGCCATGCGATGGTCGCGCTCTATCTGCAACAGGTACATCAGGATTTGTAGATCTATTTAATCTGATTAACTACACATACTCAATGCGTGGGGTTGTTCAAAGTGCTAACGGTGCATTGAATACTGTCATTCGCCCAGATCGCGGAACTGCAAACCTTGGATCATTGGGTCTTGGGTCACTTGCAGGAGTAGTAAGAGTCATCAAGAGAGGGGTAGCAGGTTCTGATAGTCCAAATATCGTCAAGACCTATTCATATACAGGATTAACCGCAGACGGAACGACAATTACTCTTAACGGTCTCAATACAGACAATGTGACAATTGCATCAAACATTGTTGTAGACATTCTTTCACCAAAGGACGGTATTTACTTCTTTGCCCCCGATCTTCGTGGCAAGGCTCCATTCGGTGAGTATGCTCCATACGGTGCAAGAGGCGAAGGCTTCAGTCTGACCGCAGGAGCGACTGGTGGAACCGCTACGGGCGATGGTGGACTCTTTACCAACTACCTCATTCGTGCAAAGCGGGATTCTGATGCAATGATCCTCACGGGTCACAACCATGATTCTCGGTATCTTCGTAAGGATACAACCGATACTGTGTCCCCCGCAGGAACAACTCTGAATTTGCAGAATGTTGAAATCGCGGGCATTCTTGGAAATAACGACAACATCGGTATCGGTATGTCGCCGCTTTCTAAGAGTCAGGGGTTTACGGGATTTGCACTAAGTCTTAACAGAAGTGGAAATTTTGGTACATGGGTAAGTACCTATAACGGAGGTGATGGTGGAAATGCCTCCGCTGGCTACCGAGCAAACAATGCGGTAGGAGATGGAAACCTTTATCTTAGTAACAAAACTGATTGCACATTCTATCTTACAACCTCTGAGGGTTGCTCTGGCGGTATTCACCTTTATACAAGAGGAGTCACAGGCCCAATTCGATTTAGTACTAACGCAACAGAGCGTATGCGTATTGGCCCTACTGGTAATGTTGGTATTGGAACATCTAATCCCAATTCTTTGTTGAATGTACGGGGAAATAATCCTGTTCTTAATATTGAAAATATAGGAAGTAATGTAAGTGATGGTGGTACATTACGATTTGGACATGAATTAGGTGGTCGTAGTCCAGTTGCAGAAATAAAGACACTTTTAACTAATAGTATCTTTGGGAGCGTCTCAGGACACTTAGCAATTTCTACTTCTACTAGCGGTACTCTCTCGGAAAGAATGCGAATCGAGGCGGCTGG